TTCCGGTTACCCTTATAAGGCTGTAGAGTTGCAACCTCCTCTCGGAAGTTACCGTCCCGTGTTAGCAAGACAGTATATGTCTTAGCCTGTGCACCTTCCACGATACGTTTAATCATAGACTTAACCGTGCTCAGCATGTGAGGCAGTGCTTCACCCTCACTAGAGAACCCGGCCGAGTACCTGATAACGTCACCGTCTATGTTGACATGGTTACTTGGAGTAGTCATATAACACCGTTATAAAAAAGCCCCCGAAGGGGCAAGGAGGGAAGTGCTGGAGTTAGAGTGCCTCGTCCAGGTCGCCAGCCAAGGCACCACCTTCGCCTTCGCCTTCGGTGAATATCTCCAGCTTGGTAATCTTGTTGCTCACCAGCTTTGGAGACTTACCTGACTGACCTTGAGGTGTCTTGTACTCGTAGAACCCGATCTTGAATACCCCTTCTGAACCATTGGCGATGGGGTCAGTAATCTCCTGACCGGCATCATCATACATGGCGATGGGGAACTTGGACTTGCAGGTAACATGTGGCCCCTGCTTATCCTTCAACTTAATGTCCAACCCCATTGACTCTAGAGCCTGTTGAGCGGGAACCGATAGGTCACCAATATCAATCTGATACTTACCAGACATTTGGTTAACCCGGTTGTTGAACGCGTAGAACACTGTGCCTTTAACTAGTACTGATGAGGACATAATAGAATCTCCTAGATTCAAAGTAAATAACTTAAGGGACTGATTGATGATGGATACTAAGTACCCGTTAGTAGAGGTAACCATCAGTCACTAATTACCTCTTTCACACTATATAGAACTATAATAGCATGAATCTGAATGACTGTCAACCCCCCGTAATCAGTGGGTTTCAGCCCATGTTAGGCCACTCTTCCACTCCCCATCGAGGGGGCAGCGTAGATCGAAGTCCTTACCAGCCTGAATGATGGTGTCAACCAGCTGGTTACCAACCTCTTCCTCTCTGCCGGGGTCAGCCTCTCCCTGGAATTCATCGTGAACGTGCATCAGCAGGTCGAACCCGTCAATCTCTGGCACCTTGTTCATTGCCTGCTTCATGACGATGGCTCCTGCCGATTGCAGCAGGGCATTGAGAGCAGAGTGAGCACTGCGTACTCGAACTCTGCGTCCGTCCAAGCCGGGTAGGCTGCCGCCCTCAGCAATTCTTCCGACCTTGGCTTGCAAGTCTCGCAGCTTAGGCACTCCTGAAAGGAACTTAGCCTTGAGAGCAGCGCCATCCTTGCTGGTTCCTCCAACGATAGAACCGATCTTAGCATTGCCTGCTCCGTACAGGAAGGCGTAGATGAAGGTCTTGGCTTGATCCCTAGTAGCCAAGCCAGCCTGCTCTTGGTTGTACGCATGTATATCTCCTTCAAGTATATGATGGGTGTACTCCTCGTCTTGCATGTAGTGTGCCAGCATCCGTAGCTCCAGGCCAGACGCATCAGCACCTACGATACGCTTGCCCTCAGAGGCTGTGAATAGCTGCCTGTACAACTTTCCACCCCGGATAGGTATCTGCCCTAGGTTGGGGTTAGAGTGCGTCATACGCCCTGTCACGGTGCCACAGGAGTTAACGTACCCCCTGATGCGCCCGTCCTCATCGACATACTTCAACCAGCTGTCCACCATACCGCTCATCTTCAGCAGCTTCAGGTACTCACCGATGATCTGGGCAGCCTCATGATCTAGATTAGACAATGTTGTCTCGTCAATCTTAGGTCGTCCTGTCGGGGTGAACTCGGTAAACTTCACGCCCTCGACCTCCAGCCTAGCTGCGATCTGCTGCCGACTACCTACATTGAATTCGATAACCTCATCCTTCAGCCGCTTACCAGTCTTTTCAGACCAGCGCTCAGTGATGATGGGTGGCCAGCGCTCTTGTAACTCCCGAGTAATCTCAGCCATGCGGTGCATGTGTTGCAGTGAGATAAGCTCAGCCTCCTCCACATTGAACGGGAAACCCCGGCGGCACATGTCATCAGTCACCTTCGCCGCCTTGTGCTCGAGGACTACCGAGCGATCAGAGAACCCGCTGTCCCTCAGCTTGGTATCCAGGTGGTGATACAGCTTCTGCAACACCGCCACATCCTGCTTGCAGTAGGTACCCATCTCATCGCAGTAGCCCTCATCGAACCTGTGAGTCTCGAAGTCATGCTTCTCGTACCCGAGTCGCCTACCCCACGCAGCCAGTGAGTGGCCGCCCTCGATGCTTGGATTCCAAAGCCTGCTCATCACCAGAGTGTCGAGCCAGTCCATGTCGAAGCCATGCTCAGCGAACCTGTGCCTCTCAAAGCCTATGCCATTGTGAGCTACGGGCATGGTATCAGTGGTGACATACCTGTGGTAGCTGTCCTGCATGGCAGCCAGCCACGCATCGTCACCAATCCATAGGTCAGGACTCGCGTCATTCAGAGCCTCTGCCAAGCACCAGATTAACTGGTGAGACAGGTCAGTCTCCAAGTCGATGAAGTGATTATTCATAATCTAAAGCCTCTTGAGTTTTATTGATTAAGTATCGAAGTGAATAGACAAATACATCCTCGCCCCTCCACCAGTCCAGCACCAACCAGAGTGGCCCTACTACCACAATGAAGATCGGTATAATAAAAAAAGCAAGAATTACAACCTTGATTGCTGCTACCAGCTTGTTCATAGTGCGTCCTCCTCATGCTCGACAGCCGGGATGAGCCTGCTTGTCGCGCTATCATAATAAAGTGCACAGCTTAGACCCAAGTCACCAGTCTTCCTGTTCTTCAGTACCCGTACATAGGTAGTGTTCGCAACGTACTCGTCCTCGTCCTGGCCGTTCCTCTCCAGACCTACCGAGATGTGAGACAGCTGGCCAATCGCACCGGAGCCACGCAGCTGGGCCAGTGAGGTCGCCGCACCTTCCTCGTGACCCTTACCATCAGGTCGCTTAAGGTGGGAGACAGCCATGATAAGAACCTTGCACTCCTGTCCGAGTATTGCCAGCTTGGTCATAATTTCATCAAGAGCCTTACGCTCATCGCCGTTACTACCAGCACTAACCACGATAGAGATATGGTCGAGCCAGAGTATGCGACAGCCGAGGCCAACTGCCATATAACGCATCCGACTAATGATATTGTCAATATTATTGCTACCGAAGTGATCGTAAAGATAGAGTCTACCATCACCAGCAACCTCATTAAAGGCCGCCCTAATAGTTGCTTCATCTGCTGGCTCCTCGATGGAATCGTATCCACCTGAATCATTCCAATTAATCTTAGGTCGGGACAGGTTCACCCCGGCTTCTATGCTCATCTGCCCACGCAGCGTATCATCAACTCCCTCCTCGAGGAACATAGCCCCCTGATTATAGTCCGTTGTCTTACGGAAGTGTGCCATTATCTCACGGCAGAACTGTGTCTTACCTACGCCGGAGCCTGCACAGATTGTCCAGACTTGGCCGAGGTAACCACCGTATGTTTTCTCATTCATGCCACGCCACGGTAGGCACACATCAGGCGGCTGGATAGGCCCAGTGACACGGTCAATCAAGTCCTTCGCATTGACAATCCCGTCAGGTTTAAATGGCTCAGCGTTCCACCACGCCTGCATGTACTCCTTCTGACAGTTCCGAGTGAGGTAGTCATTGCTGTCCAGCCCATCGAGCAGGGACACTATCACTGCCTTACCTACGAACAACTCAGCCACTGACTTAGCAGCCAGCTTGCCCTGCTTGTCAGCATCGAAGCATATCACTATCTTCTCGAAGCTATCGAGGTACTCCCACTGCTGCTTGCACTCCTCAGCTGCTGACTTGGCACCGTTACGGATAGAAACTACAGGGTATTTGCTGCCCTGCATCTGGAAGCTAGACATTGCATCTATCTCCCCCTCAGTAATGGTGATAGCCTTCGAGCATCCAGGACTGAACAGCTGCTGTCCAAACAGCTGAGCCTTACTAGGCGAACCAGCCCACGGCATCTGCTTCTCATCACCTGGACCGGGTGGCCTCCGCTTTATGGCAACAACGTCACCATCCTTGTCATGGTATGGGAAGAGCAGCCCTCGTGAGTTGTGAGCGCAGCCATACCTCTCCAGTGTAGACCGCAGCAAGCACCTCTCTTTGTGTGAATCGAAGCTAGCGTTAGCCAGTTCCTTCTTCACATCACCGAGTGTGGTCTTATGTTTCGGAGTCTCCGGTACCTCGAAGTCACCGCCCTCATGCCTCTTACCATCACAGGAGAAGCACCTGCCCCAGCCCTTATCATCAATGGCATAGGCATCACTGCTGCCACATCCCTCGAAGGGGCAAGGTAGTTTTGTTTTAACGTAAGCCATATTATCTCCAGTCTATTCCAAGTAAATTAAACACATCGATATACTCTGTCTCTGTCCAATCAATCATAACTCATACCTCGCTGTAACGTATGGGGATAGTTATTGTAAGTGTGCTGCCTTTCTCTATAGTCACTAGCCTCTCTGCATTCCCTGTAGCCTCCACGACAAAGCGATCATCAGCAATCCGATCAATCTTTACTATAATGTTTGGTTCAATTTGGATTGTGGTCTCACCCATCACTCCTCCTCCTGTACTGCTGCCTTGTAATCAGTCACGGCTCCGGTGCTTGGGGTTTCTGTATCCATTACGCTTGGCCTCCTTCTTCCTGTCCTTGAATGTATGTGCCTTGTTGAACCGGCGTGAATACTTTGCCACCGGGTTCCAGCCACTGGGCTTCGACTCTCCCTTTGCCATTGCTATCAGTCCTCAGTTCAGCTATGTCGGAGTCGTATACAGGGTACTCACCATCCCTGATAACGAACGTGTTGTGCTTGTACGGATTATACGTCACGCCCTCAGTCTGAGCAATGGGGGTGGCTGCGAAATGCGGCCAGTACTCCCCACGTACAAAGGCATGTACTGTCTTGCGCTTCTCCCTCCTAACCTTCTCCCTGCCAGCAGGCTGCACTACAAAGCGGCAGTTAATCAGGCTGATTTCTGGTACCACCTGTATAACTCGGCCAGTCTTACGGTTCCGCACTGACCAGCCTCCCTTGTGCAGGTTCCAGTAAACGTCCACGGGTATCATCATCATACTATAACCTCGTTATAAAGTTGCTCTAGTAAAACACGGTAGGCCTTAGCAGCAGTGTGTGGTACTACTCCATTCCCCAGCTGCCTAAGTCTGTCCACTCGGTTGGGACTCCCATCAACCACTCTACGAACTCGGGGTTCAGATGTCCAGGGATAACGTCTGTCCCAACTCCCCCGATCACTGCGTTCGGTAGAGCATCCATCGCCCTGCTCTTGCCATCCTTCCGAGTCAGCGAGGCTGTCGTATAGCCCCCCTTGTAGTCCCTCGCAGTCGGAGTCGGCAACGGATTCGATACCGAGGCGAACACCAAAGCCGTGAGGTTGTTCTGGAAGTCCGTCCTTAATTTCTTGGATGCTTTGTCGCTGTCCTGGCACGTTGGCGTGGGCCAAGATGTAGACTCGCTTCCTAAGATGCGGAGCGCCAACTTCTCTCGCGCTGAATATTCCCCACGTTGCAGTGTAACCGAGGCCTTCCAAGTCATCGAGCACTTCTTGGAGTCCTTTGGTAACGTGTCCCTCGACATTCTCGAAGAAGCACTGAACAGGTTTAACTGCCCCGATGATACTCCGGATGTGCGGCCATAGGTGCCGTGGGTCTTGGTCTCCAAGCCGCTTACCTGCTTGGCTGAACGGCTGGCATGGGTACCCTCCAGTAAGTAGGTCAACTCGGTCTCGAAAAGGGCGCGTTGGCAGGGTTTTAAGATTCGTCCACACAGGTGCCGGAACCAGCTTACCCTCTTCCATCTTCGCAACCAAGTTTGCAGCGGAGTAGGCTTCGATTTCCACATGAGCGAGGACTCGAGTTCTGACCCCAGCAAGTTCAAGTCCTCTCTCGATTCCACCATATCCTGTGCAAAGACTGAGTACAGTTCGTGATTCCTTGGAATTATCCACATTTTGGTACCTCTTCATGGTTGGTTTTCTCCGTTATAACCGCGTTATAAGTCTTCATTACTTCACCTCTAGTACTGTTATGCTTGCTTTCTCCATCTCCGCACGGGTCACCAGCGTGTAGCCTCCTCTCTTTGCATGGTACCTGCGGATTGTCTCTGCAAATGTTTCACCCTTTTCAGTGTGCCAGCGCAACGCCAGCGCCAGCGAGTGGATGACGAACTCGCCGGGTTCTACCTCAGTGTAGTGAAATGTTTCCTCCCCTGAGATACCAATGAACTCCCTCAATAATGTTTCCATAGTTATAACCTCGTTATAGATCAACAACAAAGCCAGAAGTATCCTTCTTAGCTTTACCCTTTGCAAGCAAGCCCACGATCACGCCTCGCTTATCCAAAAACCGGAGATCATCCTTGTCTCCATTGACTACCTCACGACCTCCCCAAAAGAGCGGCAACTCCTCCCTGAATACTACCGCTACATTATGTTTTGACGCAAGACATTTGCGCGCGTAGTCCTGATTAGCTCCCGAGTAGCTGACCGTCAGGTGATAATTGTCAGGCACCTTGCGGGTTGGCAGCTTGGTGTAATCATAGAACTGTAAGTGCGGGAACATCTTCAATATACCTGTATTTTCCCACGGTATATCCGAAGTTCCATTGAGGCGCAGCGCTAGGCTCTTGCCTATCCGAGCCGCTCTCTTCTCAGCCCTTATAACCTCGTTATAAAGCTGCTCGAGGTACACCTCTCTATCATTAAGGTACAGGAGTGTACGTGCTATACGCGCATCCTGCACACTAGTCATGAAGCCCATGCCCGAGGTATTCAGGCACGGTTCTTCGCACTTGGCAGTCTCCGCCATTGGGCAGACAGTGCGAACACCATCCGCCACCTTAGCTGGAGCAAGGTACTGAATTGCAGTCAGCCAATCCTCCGACTTGTTAGACTTCCGAGTCTTAGCGTCCTGATTAATGCTTAGCAATGGCATCTTCTAGCTCCCTATATTCCAGGATTAATTGATAGTCTGCGAAATCCTTCCCCATGTTATGGTTCCAGAATTCAAAGACCACTTGATCTTCCTCTTCCCACTGGTCTCGAAAGTCCCGACACAGATCATCGTGATATTCCGAGCCTCTCTCGCAGTGAGGTGCGGCTATATCATATACATAGTCGGCCAGTACAGCGAATACGCGATTATGATTTATCACCGCCTCGCTGGGCTGCTCTCGTATGTAATCGTAAAAGCCTTCGACAGACAGTTCATCTCTAACGTCCTGCCAAGTCGTGGCACACGGGTCATATAACATCATGCTTACTTCTCCTTGTTTAGCTTCTTGAAAACGTACTCGACACCATGAGAGGTACCGAGCAGGCTTGTGTCAGACCAAAGGTTACCGCTAGACAGGCTGATAAGACCCCTGCCACCTGGCACCTCTCCAGTCTTCGCAACGATATACTCTCCTGTCCATTCATGGGTAAAGTCTGTCAGTGTAACACGGTCACCCAGTTCGAGGTCATCCTCCGAGTAGACGCATGGAGATATGTCAGTGTTCCTCCGGTCTACCATAGACTCGTAAACGTCCTCCGGCAGGTACCTCACGACCTTGACAGGTACCCAGCCATGCTTAAACAGCTTGTTAGCCATGTGCTGTTTGTTGCCATCCTCCATAGTTTGGAAAATCTGGTCTACGGTTACGTACTCACCTGCAACTTTAAATTGACTGCTCATTCTACTCTCCCTTATAACGCGGTTATAACTTAGGAGGCCCGGCGCTGAGGCCGGACTTCCTTTGTAGGGTTGATTGAAACCTTGTCGGTCTCCTTGAATGACTCTGAGGCTATAAAGTCCTCAGCATCCTGTCGTGTGGCCGCCATTGCTACGTTTGTGCCATTGACGTTTACTAACCAGTAACGGATATTGCGCTTCATAATATTGCCCTCCTAGGGCTTATAACGGGGTTATAACGATTGATTACTTTACGGACTTGATCAGCCCGTCCTGCATTTTCACCTGAGCAAAGAACTCCCGCCCTATGCCTGTTATGTGTGGCCGATTGGCTCCGGTGATAGTGCCAGTCGGTACGTACTCTTCCCCAAACAATGAAGTCTCTTGATACTTGAGCGGTTGCCCGACACAAGCCTTCATTGCCTTCTTACTCTCGTAAACAAATACCATCATAACTTATAGCCTCGAATTGTACAGTAAAATTAACCATGCGGCCAGGATTACAAAACCACCAGCCCTGGCCAGTTCAAATACTTCCACTGGTACGGTCACTTGCTTATAACCGCGTTATAACGGCCCCTCCAAAGCAAACGGGTGTACTTGGTTGCCAGTTCTTCCGCTTCCCACTTACGATCAGCCGAGTCAACAGTCACGCCATTGACTTTAACGTACCATAGGGGCATTGATGCCGCACGTACCACTTCGGCTTTTAGGTGTTGAATTGCCATGATATTTCCCTCTTATAACGTGGTTATAACGATTGTTGTTAGGCAGCTAGAATCTTATTGACCGCTTCTTGAATTGCCGCCACTTGTTCCGGTGATGCGGTTTTCTTTGCAGTGGCCAGTACCTTGTCTAACTTGTTCCAGCGAACTGCGACAGCTGTTGGCTTTTTCGCCTTACGCGCCTTGGGCTTTACCATCTCGCCGTCAACTACTGTCAGCGGATGCCCGAAAGTATTGATTGCCGCTCTTCGAAGAGTGGTACGGGCTACAGCTAGCGCCTTAGAGTCATCTAGCAGTTCATTCCATACTGCAATGATAATGTCGTGCTCATTGTTTTCCAGATCATCCGTCCAGCTAGCCAGCAATCCGCCAGCCGCTCCGCGACAGATTCCAACCTGCATTGCAATTACTTCATCGGTAGTGAGTTGATTTGTGTCAGTCATGATAATTACTCCTATTGGGAATATTCCCGAGTGCCATTATTGGCTGTGATGCACATTGCATCTGGAAGCACTCCTAAGTTTCTGAAGTGCTTCGGGCTGCAATTTACTTGTCTAGTCACGTTTGCATTGTGGCTGCAAACTAGCCTGTATTTATATCCCGCAGTGGTACTCTTTGCTCTGCCGAGTTCAGCCCCTTCTAGCCATCCGCCACACTGTTACTACTCCTAAGCCCAGCTGGGGCTTGGTAGCAGACTGTTACTAACTTGTTATTGTTATCACTCGCCTTGTACTTGCTAGGGTCACGTTCTACTTGTCAGTATTAGCCGTGTGGCATTTAACCATATTGGTCACATACCTGCGGTGACAGCTGGTTGCCATTGGCTATAACCAAGTTATAACCCCAACTGCCGATTGCATTGTTAAGAAACAGATACAGCGCTGTGGCGGCATCTGGTGAATATACTGCTATTACCATGCCAAGTCTGGTAATTACCTTGTAAATCAGTGACTTAGGCTAGGTAACCTGGTTAAATATACAGTAGTTTTATGTTACCTTAACGGGTAACAAAGTAACACTCGGTAACACTTGGTAACACTTGGTAACCTTAAGGTAACACTCGGTAACACTGTCGAGACTGACTAGCCTATAGGGTACTTGGTAGCCCCTCGCACTTGTCAGTTCTATTGTGGCACTGGCCAGTCTCGGGAGGCTAGTTCCACTTGGGAACCTACCGAGTGTCTAAACAGAACCTACCGAGTTCTACTTCGGAACCCAGGGGGGGCTGGGGAGACCTGGAGCCTCCCGCGCGGGGGGTGCTTGTCAGACACAAAATAGAAGGAAAATAGAACTAACCAGCCTAACCAGAACTCCCCAATGGAATCAAGGGCTTAGGAGACTCTAAAGCCTCCTGAGAACATGTAGTTAAATGCTACAGGTAGGCTAGGTAGACTGACCAGTGCAGATAACAGTTGACATACAAGTATATTTATGCTACAATCGGACACTATTCAGTACGGGGCAGAAGACCTAGGGATTTTAAGTTATCTCCCGTTCGGTCATATGGCCCAATGTGATGAGGGACTTGTAATACCCACCGGTTATAGACCACAAGTTAACCCTCTTAACTAACTAGACCTCTATAGAAGGACAATCTAGTGACAGATACAAGTACAGTGGTTACAAAAAGAGGGAAGGGTAGGCCCAAAAAGGCCGAGATTGCTGCTAAAAAGAAGGGTAATCGCGGCAAACGGGGCAGACCCCCCGGTGATGCAGCAATAATCAACGAGTATAAGGCTCGAATGCTGGCTTCACCCAAGTCTGAGTTGGTATTGAGTACGTTATTGGACGTAGCTACCGACCCAGACCACAAACACTGGACAGCTGCGACAAAGATGGTGATGGATCGACTCCTTCCAGCGAGTTATTTCGAGAAGGACAAGCTATCTGGAGGGCGACCGAGCATTGAAATCAATATCAGTGGGTTGGAAGCTAGTATTGCTAATCCAGATAGCGATATTACTGATGTTGAGTATAGCACCGTGGGGGATGACGATGCCTAAAGTGTATCACGGTGACCAAGCAGTCGCAGAGGCTATGAAGTACTACGGTCAGAAGGGAGCGGTAGACCCTATGGCTGAGCATATCATCAAAGAGGAAGGGTTTGTACCCGGTATCTACAAAGATGATGTGGGTATTGATACTGAGGGGATTGGGTTAACTGGGCAGTTCATAGGTAAGAACTTCTTTACGGAAGTATTGCCAGTCTTTGAACAGCGTAGTCGTAAGGTAGTCCCCTCCTACAACAAGCAGCCCACTGAGGTGCAGAAGGCTATCATGTCTGCCGTGTATCGCGGGGATATGGGGCCAGCCACAGCGCAACTGCTCGAGAAGGGTGAGTACAAGAAAGCAGCAATAGAGTATCTGAACCACGCTGAGTACCGGAGAAGGAAGCGTAAGAACCCGGATGATGGTGTGGTTAAGAGGATGGAGAGAAACGCCAAAGCGTTCTTTGATGCTCAGTGAGCGCATTGGATGTACAACTTCTGCCGTGGCAGCAGGAGGTGTGGCAATCTCCAGCTAAGTTTTTGGTGGTAGCTGCTGGGCGGCGAACTGGGAAGACCGAGTTGGCGGCGTGGCGGCTCATCATTAACGCCTTGACAGATGGGATTAAGGACTTGGATGCTGCGCGGTTCTACGTAGCTCCCACCCAGGGTCAGGCGCGTGACGTAATGTGGAAGAAGCTGTTGCAGCTAGGCTCATCAGTAATCACAAATACGCACGTTAACAACCTGGAAGTTACGCTGGTTAATGGACAGTCCATCTCACTCAAGGGGGCTGACCGTCCAGAGACCATGCGTGGTGTTAAGCTAGCTGACTTGGTGTTGGATGAGTATGCTGACATGAAGCCGTTCGTATTGGAAGAGATTCTAATGCCAGCCTTGTCAGACTACGATGCCGGGTACTTGATGATTGGTTCTCCTATGGGTAGGAACCACTTCTATGCCGAGTACATGAAAGCTAAGATGGGGAAGGATGATGACTATGAAGCCTTCCACTACACCAGCTTCGACAACCCGCTGATCGATCCTAAGTTGATTGAGAAGCGTAGAGAGCAGATGAGTAGCTACGCATTCCGTCAGGAGTTCATGGCCAGCTTTGAAGCTCGAGGCAGTGAGCTATTCAAGGAGGAGTGGTTCCAGTGGTATGACAAGCTACCGAAGGATGAGGGGTCATACTACATCGCTGGAGACTTGGCAGGCTTTGAAGATATGGCCAAGTCAAAGAACAAGAGTAACTTGGATGATAGCGCATTCGCTGTCGTGTACGTTACAGATGAAGGAAACTGGTACGTTGAAGAGATAGTCTCTGGGAGATGGACTCTTGATCGTACAGCTGAGACCCTGTTCCGTTTGGTTGAGAAGTACAGGCCAGCCGGAGTAGGTATAGAGCGAGGGATCGCTAAGCAGGCTGTTATGTCTCCGTTGATGGACATGCAGCGTAGAACAGGTCGCTGGTTTGGGGTGCAGGAGCTAACCCACGGTAACCGTAAGAAAGCAGACAGAATCGCATGGGCGCTCCAGGGTAGGCTGGAGAACGGGCAGATATACTTCAAGCGGGATAAGAACTGGAATACCAAGTTCATTGACCAGCTTAGCCAGTTCCCTGACCCACTGACCCATGATGATACTATCGATGCCCTGTCTTATATCGACCAGATAGCGAAGGTTGCTTACCTGGATGGTACAGAGGATCAGGATGATTTTGAATACTTGGACGCTGAGGCAGGGTATTGATGAGTGAATTTAAAGAGCACATCGACAACATAGTCAACGAGTCAGACATAGTTGATTGGGTCATGGGGAAGGTTGAAACATGGCGTGATCACTACGAAGCAAACTACCGAGTCCGTCATGATACCTACAACCGCATGTGGCGGGGTGTATGGGCTGATGAGGACAAGACACGCGAGAGTGAGCGAAGTAGGCTGGTTGCTCCGGCGTTACGCCAAGCTGTTGAGGCTGGTGTAGCTGACGTAGAGCAGGCCACATTCGGTAGTAAGTTCTTCGACATTAAAGATGACCCGGCTGACCAAGACCCGTCAGACGTTGTCAAGCTCCGCACCTCCCTCGAGAGAGACCTGAAGAAGGCTAAGGTACGTCCAGCCGTAGGTGAAGCGCTTATCATTGGTGCTGTGTACGGGACAGGTATTGGTGAGATTGCCCTCGAGGAGCGCAAGTCTGCAAAGCCACAGAGTCGCCCTATGAAGGATGGCCTGATGCGTGAGGTTGGTACGATGGATGAGGTGTCCGTCCTGCAAACCCTGACACCTATCCAGCCGCGTAACTTCTTCATTGACCCGCTGGCAACCTGTATCGATGATGCTATGGGTTGTGGTACTGACCAGTACGTCAGCCTGCACGACATTGAGATAAAGCAGGACAGTGGTATATACCGTGACGATTGCGTGGTAGGCTCTGCCGCACAAACTGCTGAGCTTGAGAAAGACCCGCTAATCCAAACCCTTCCCGATGATAAGGCCAGAGTTACACGCTACTTCGGCCTAGTACCTACAGAACTGCTGGCGGAACTGGAATGGGTGGATTCGGAGGGACTATCGGATGACCTCTACACTGAGGCTATCGTCATCATCGCTAACGGTGGTGAGATACTGAAGGCCGCCCCGAACCCCTACATGGGTCAGTACCGGCCAATCGTTGCATTCTCTTGGGATGTAGTACCCGGCTCCTTCTGGGGCTGTGGGTTGTGTGAGAAGGGTTACTCAAGCCAGAAGGCTCTGGACGCTGAGATACGTGCGCGTATCGATGCACTTGCCCTGACTACGCATCCTATGATGGCTGCGAATGCTGATATGATGCCGCGTGGTGCCAAGCTAACGGTAACACCGGGTAGGACTGTTATGACCCAGGGTGACCCACGAGCAGCGCTGATGCCCCTGAAGTTCGGGGATGTTAACCAGATCACCTTCGCGCAGGCTGCTGAGTTGCAGAAGATGGTACAGCAGGCTACGGGTACAGCAGACGCTGGGATGGCTCAGATGGGGGCTGCCGGTGATGCTCGAACGGGTGCGGTTAGTATCGCTATGGGTGCCATTGTCAAGCGACAGATGCGTACACTGGTGAACTTCCAAGAGCAGTTCTTAATCCCCATGCTGTATAAGATGACACTGGGGTACATGCAGTTCAATCCAGAAGATTACCCTGCAAAGGACTACGAGTTTATTATCGATGCCTCACTGAGCGTTGTAGCTCGGGAGTACGAGATAGGACAGCTGAGTCAGGTCATGTCAAGTATGCAACCCGGCCCTGCCCAATCAGCAGTGCTCAAGGGTATCATCGACCACATGAACATTAGCAACCGTGAGGAGATACTCGCGGCTATTGATGCAGCTAACCAGCCCAACCCAGAAGCGCAACAGGCTGAGCAGCAACAGCAGCAGATGCAGATGGCCTTTATACAGGCACAGACACAACTGCTTGCGGCTCAGGCTGCGGAGTCCCAGTCACGTGCTACCAAGTACAACACTGAGGCTGAGCTAGCGCCGAAGGAACTGATGCTGGCACACAGTGACATGGACAAGGACGGGGCTGTCGATCACGAGTTCGAGAAGAAGATGCGTCTCGCAGAACTTCAACTCGAGCAGCAACGTGTCGAGGCTCTTAACTACCAGAAGAATGAGAGTGCTAAAGCTAAGGCAGAAGCAGAGCTTATTCGGAGGTTGACGGGTGAGTGATCTGATCACGCTGGCTCTGCTGGATAAGTTCCGGCTGAAGTTTGATCAGGTCTCGAAGCTCCCTGGCCCACAAGGCGAGATAGGGCCGAGAGGACTAACTGGTGAGCGTGGCCCTGCTGGTAAGGATGGTAAGGCTGGCCCTGCTGGTAAGGATGGTAGGGACGGTAAAGACGGACGAGATGGTACAGATGGCGAGGATGGAGAGGCTGGGGTTGGTGTAGTATCTGCCAACATAGACTTCGATAACCACCTTGTACTCACCATGTCGGACGGTAACGAAATTGATGCTGGTGAGATTCGCGTTGAAGCTGACGGGGATGTGACCATCAACAAGTACATATCTGGTGGAGGCGGAGGTTTCTCTGGCAACTACCTGGATATGGACGGTAAGGGAATCATTGCGCGGTTCGCCGCTAGTGAGGCTCTTGTCGCCGGGGATGTCTGTCGGTTAGATTCCTCGGGCAAGATGGCGAAGGCGGATGCACTTGCTGAGTCACTATGTAACAACCTGATAGCGATGGCACTCGATGATATGGCAGACTCTGTAACAGGAAGATTCCTGCTCAGTGGCTACCATGACGCAGAAGGCTATTCTTCAGGTGACATACTTTATGTCGCGTTAGGTGGTGGTATTACAGCGGTACGTCCTGCCTCGTCTGGTTCTATAGTGCGAGTTCTCGGCTACGCCATCTCGCCCACACAAATATTCTTTGACCCTGATAAAACTTGGATAGAGGTAAACTGATATGCCCACTTCTTCATTTAATAAGTTCAACGAGCTTTCTGAAGACCTCGGCTCCGGCTCTCACGACTGGACTGCTGATACTCTTAAGATCGCGTTGACCAATACGGCTCCTACTGCGACTGACGTAAACTGGAACCTGACTGATCACCCTGCTCCGGTGGCTGCTAGTGGCTACCCTGCTGGTGGTAACACACTGACTGGTGTAACGTACACCGAGTCCGGCGGTACGGCTACGCTGAACGCTACTGGTGGACTTGTGTTCACTGCCTCTGGCGGTAGCATCGGCCCATTCCAATACGCTGTCCTGTACAACTCCAACTCTACTGCGCCTGCAAACGCAGCGATTGGGTGGTACGACTACGGCTCATCTATCACCTTGGCTGATGCGGAGACATTGACTATCACCATCAACACGAACCTGTTGACTGTTAGTTAATGCCGTGTAATGGCAATGGCGCTGACCATTGCTGTTGGGTACGGGGGAAACCCTGTGCTGAACTGGTCGAGTACGATCCCCGCGCTCCCGAGAGAAGGTGGGCGTGTGGGATCATGCTTGATCTCCATGATTGGGACAAGGTGATAGCCTCTGATCGATACAAGGAGGCGACAGGAGATGCGTGGGTGGACGGTTTGAACTGTAAAGACTGGCCCGATGGTGAGGGTGCTAACAGGGGTTACTGCGAAGACCCTAGCTGTCGTGTGCCTCTCCGAGAGGTAGCTAAGTAATGGCTATTTGGGACATTACAGTAGCCGCACAGACTGGTGTTGATCCTAACACTAGGCAAGGAATTCAAGACATTGTTGCTGATGTTCCTGTTGATTTTGACGGGTCTACAATCAATAGTGTCACCGTTGTAGGCACCCCAACAATAACCAAGACCAATAGCTCAGACGACAGTCTTGGACTGGGTTTTGCGATTGGTGGTGGTGTAGGCCCTACCAGCGCAACCTATGGAAATCCCGGTACCGGCGGTGTTAGTGCTTGTATTTGTGGAGCCATAATTGCAAGTGGTGTTGCTACAAGTGCTACGCTTGTAAACCAAACACCCTCCGTAGCCCCAACTATTGCGGTAGCTAGCGATTGGGATGCAATTCTGATCCAGGGGCCATATACGGCCAACATGAAGGACGATGTCGACACAATCGACTGGGCAGCCTTCACCATTCGTGTTGACTACAGCCCACTCGCCGCTAACTTCCCACTAGATGTAAACTCCGGCTCTGAAAGCATAGCAGGCTCGTCAGTCACACAGGCTGCTAGCCGTAAGCTGGACGTTAACACAGCCTCTTTAGGAATCACTGGTGCGTCCGTTGGGATGGCTCAGGGTTTAACCTGGAATCTTAACAGTGGCTCGGTAACCTCGGCAGGTTCGCAGGTAACATTAACCAGTGGTTTAGGTTGGAACTTCCTGACGCACTCCATGAGTGTGCCGGGCGCTAACCTGACGCTGACCAAGACCCATAACGACTGGGCGCTCCAGAGCGGCTCTGTGGGCATCACAGGGGCCGCCCTAGGGATCGGCCTGTCTCTCGGGCTAAATGTCGATACAGGCGCTCTGGCGGCCTCTGGCGGCACGTTAGACATAGCGGCCTCGCGTGAGTTGTTCGTAGAGTCTGGCAGCGTATCAGTCTCTGGGGCATCGGTTGGGTTACAGCGCGGTCATGCCCTTGACCTCAACGCAGGCTCCCTGAGTGCATCGGGTGCTAGCGTAGACTTCACTACCGGTCTTGGACTGTTCATCGATGGAGGCTCTGTAGCCACCTCCGGTCAGCAGGTCACCATGACCAAGACTGACGTTACCCAGCGTTTCATCGATGCACTGTCCGGTTCATTCAGCATCAGCGGAGGCTCGGTAGGGTTCGAGGTTGAGCGGTATGCGACACTTGAATCTGGCGCAGTAACCTTAGCTGGCGGTGATGTATCCATTGGCGTAGGGCAGCAGCTGTTTGTCAACTCTGCCAGCTGGAACATCAACGGAGAGAGTATTGACTTCTCCAGGGACTACGCACTTACCGTAGAGTCTGGTAGCGTCACGCCCACCGGCAGCAGTGTAGACCTGACCACGACTAGGGAGCTTGGCGTTGCTTCCGCCTCAGTAGACGTAGCAGGGGCTGACGTAGTAATGGCAGTCGGCAAGACGCTGAGTCTTAACAGTGCCTCGGTAGCCCTCGCTGGAGGCTTTATAACCCTTCAGAAGGAGCGTATCTGGGACGTTGGTAGCGGGTCAGTAGTCCGAGAAGGCGGCTACATAGGGCTGGTTTGGTCTGGTGGAGCAACACCGGGTACGATAGCAGCGGTTAACGGAGTACCTAATATCTCTTGACAATAGGGAAAAACTATGGTACAATCGGGACTCAATAGTCACCTACTAAGGGGAATGACATGATCCGCAAGCAAGACCTTGATAATGTGGTAGAACAGATTAACAGAATCCTGGATGATCTGGATAAGCGCGTCAAGCAACTAGAGGACGCAAAAGCCACTCCCCCTCGGAAGAAGGCAAGCTAAGTGGAGCCGGAACTTCAGAAGTACTACGAAGACCTGTTCGACTTATTCCTTCACCCTGGATGGAAACACCTGATTGAGGACTTCACAGCTGACCAAGAGCGTATCGAGAATATCCGAAACGTAACTGACAGCAATGGACTGTACTTCAATCAAGGTAAACTACTTATCCTCGACCGGTTTATCCAGTTTGAGGAGAATGCGAAGAAGGCTTACGATGAACTCTTAGTTCCGGAGGCAGACAATGCTCATATTGTTTGACTTCAGGTGCGAAGGGACTGACGAGGTCTTTGAGCGATTAGCCGATAGCGGTGTGTCCCATGTACGATGCAAGTGTGGACATGAAGCGAAGCGGCTCATATCCCCTGTCAAGTGCCAACTCGAAGGAGCCTCGGGAGATTTCCCAGGCGCTCACATAAAGTGGCTTCGAGAGCATGAAAGCAAGGGTAAAACAACTAGATAACTGGGTTGCCACCCAGCTAGTTTTCTTTTCCACAATACCTCACGGTACGGAGACAACCAATGGCAGCTAGATGGATAGACGAGACAGAACCTCAACAAGAAGAGGATGTTGTAGACATTGCAGTGGACGCTCAAGACGAGCAAGGCGAACCGGAACCGGAGCCTGAGCAAGTCGTAGAGCCAACTCCCGAAGATGATCTACCCGAGAAGTATCGAGGCAAGTCAGCCTCTGATATAGCTCGGATGCACATGGAAGCTGAGAAGCTCCTAGGCAAACATTCTTCTGAGGTGGGCGAACTCCGAAAAGCATTCGATGATTTCGTAACCCGCGAACGTCCCGTTGTCCAAGCATCGGCAATTGAAGAAGCCAGTGACTCGGTAGACTTCTTCGCTGATCCGGATGGTGCGCTCGACAGTAAGATCGCTAGCCACCCATCGATCAGAAAAGCTGAAGCGGCAGCACAGCAGATGGAGGCACAGGCAAACCTGAGTAGGCTTGAAAGTGTCCACCCTGATTACAAGACGGTCATAGGTGACCCGAAGTTCGCAGAGTGGATTAAAGCAGATCAGATTCGCGTAGCCCTCTTTCAGCAGGCTGACCAGAACTTTGACTTTCACAGTGCCAATAATCTGATTTCCACTTGGAAAGAGAAGGTTGGCGTAGCAGAGGTAGCGGTCGCGGCTGAGAAGTCTGATCGTTCCCGACAAGTGAAAGAGGCATCCACGGGTAGCAGTAAACCCAGTGCTGATGGTTCTAAGATTCAGAAGAAGAAGTACCGTAGGGCTGACATTATTAAACTCATGCGTGACGACCCCGATCGCTATGAGGCTATACAAGATGAAATCATCCTAGCCTATAGAGAGAAACGGGTCATTTAAGGATAAGGAGACTATCCAATGGCTACTGAAACATATCCCGGAGGTGCAACGAGCATCGTCAACCTGACGAATGCCGACACTTTCATTCCTGAGATTTGGTCTGACGAGGTAATCGCCTCTTACCAGCAGAATCTCGTACTTGCCAACCTCGTCAAGAAGATGAAGATGACTGGCAAGAAAGGCGACACCATTCACATTCCTAAGCCTGTTCGTGGCGCGGCTTCCGCGAAACTTGCGAACACTCAGGTTAACATTCAAGCGAATGTTGAAGGTGAACTGACTGTCGTTATTGACAAGCACTTCGAGTACTCACGCTTCATCGAGGACATTGTAGAGGTTCAGGCTATGTCCTCTCTGCGTAAGTTCTACACTGGTGATGCTGGTTACGCTCTGGCCACTCAGGTTGATGACCACCTGTTTGAGCTTGGTAAGTCTTTCGGTGACGGTGACGGCGCTGACTGGACTAACAGCAACGTCTTGACACCGAACGCTGGTGGCACTGATGTTGAAGCGTACAACGGTACTGCTGCTGCTGGTGCATTCACTGATGCTGCGTTCCGCGCTGCGATACAGCAGATGGATGATGCTGACGTTCCTATGGACGGACGCTCTTTCGTTATCCCGCCTGTACTTCGCAACGCCATCATGGGCATCGAGCGTTACGTGTCTAGCGACTTCGTTAACAGCGGTAAGGTTCCAGGCGGTAAGGTTGGCGAGTTGTATGGTGTTGACATTCATGTCACTACTAACGCTCCTGCCAATGCTGAAGGTCTGGGTGTTGGTGATCGCGCTGCCTTCTTGGTACACCGCGACACTATGGTACTCGCTGAGCAGCTGGGTGTACGCTCACAGACTCAGTACAAGCAAGAGTACTTGTCAACTCTGTACACTGCCGATACTATCTACGGCACCAAAGTGTACCGTCCCGAATCAGGCTTCGTTCTCGTAGTCTAATCGGTCTGAGGAGGCTAGGCAATCTGTCTAGTCTCCTTTCCCTTCTTCCTGCTTAGGGGCTAAGTATGTCCATATCGTATGTAATCACCACTGACTTTGCTGCGAAGGATACACTCCCTCAAGGCAACGCAGCTAAAGTTATACGCGGCTCTGAATTCACTACAGAGTTCGATAACATCAAGAGTGCATTTGAACTGTGCGCTCCCGCCGCTTCTCCGACATTCACAGGAACTGCCTCGTTTACCTCTCTATCTGCCAATGGTGGATCGATCGATGGTGCCGACATAGGGCAGGTCACTCCGGGGTTGGGCGACTTCACAACTATCCAAGCGGGTACTGTAAACGTATCAACCGTACTGACTGCACCCGGTGCTACCCTCACGGGTAACCTTACGCTGGGCGGCAATGACGTATCTGGCGTGAATACTCTAACAGCTACCACTGGTACATTCTCAACAGCTAACATCACTACCTTGAACATGACGGGTGGTACGATTGTATCTGATGGCGTTAACATTGACGGGGGTAGTATTGATGGAACCGCAATCGGAGCATCAGTTGCTTCTACAGGTAAGTTCACTAGTGTCGATATTGATGGAGGAACCATTGACGGAACAGTCATCGGCGGAACTACTGCAACCTCTGGTACTTTTACTACTCTCACCGCGACTGGGGGCAGTTCTTCGGCGTGGAACACCGCATTTAGCTGGGGCGATCACTCAGTAGAGGGCTACTTAAAAGCCACCAACATTCCAGGTGGTAACACAGCAAACATCGTGATTGACAGTGACTTCAACTCACAAGGTCTGATGAAGCGTAACGCCTCCTCTGGTTCCTACTCAATCGTCACAGATAGCTCTGCAAACTGGAACACAGCTTACGGCTGGGGTAACCATGCCAGCTTCAACTACCTGAAGAACAATACCAACATACCTGGAACTAACTGGCGTATCAATGCCTCGGGTGGTAACTTGTACTTCTACTACAACGGTAACAACGTAGCTCGGTTGGACTCATCCGGTAACTTCATAGCCGAAGGTAACGTAACAGCTTACCAGACGGTGTAATTAATGCCTAGAGTTCGGAAGGACAATGATGCTAGGTACGCCAACGCGGTAGCATTTGAGCAGTTCAAGGATACGACTACTCAAGATATAGCCGATGCGTTAACTACCAAGCTCGACAATACTACGGACACTCTGACTGGTGACCTCACGGTTACTGGTCAGATTAACTCGCCTAGTATACACCTCAGCGGGGCTGACTCCCTCAGCTTCGAGGATGGCAATCACTGGATCACCTTCAACGATGGTGCCGGTAACTTTAATGTCCGTGTCGGCCATTACGATAACGCTGGCGGCATTGAAGAGACTACCGAAGCTGGCTACGTGTTCCATGAATCCTGGAGCCAGTCTTCTGGTACCTGGACATTCAAGGTCTCAGACATATCGACCACAGCTGGGCAGCTGAACGGTACGGATTGGAGTTGGCGAGAGCAGCTGGCGATCAACCAGAACGAAGTGAGTCTCAGTTATCAAGGCAGCACCAAGCTCTCGTCCACTGCGACTGGGGTGACCGTTACAGGCGATGTCGCTGCTTCTACTGTACTCCTCGGGCCTAACTCCTCATCCAAGTACTTACAAATAGGAGGGGACGCTGGAGTAGATAGCGCGACTACGGCAGGGGTGGTTACTACAAACGGTAACCTGCACATAGACTCTGCCACTGCTAATGACATATACATGAACTGGTACGGTGGTGATAAGGTTCATATTGGTAACGGGTCAGCAGGGTATGGTGGCTTACAGGCAGGGCAGGTAGACTGCACAAGTCTAATCAGTAGCGGTGCTGTGTCAGCTACCACCTACAACGGCTATGCAATCAGTTCCTCCGCGACAGCCAACACGATTGCCCTGCGTCAGGCTAATGGTTACCTGTTCGCCGCTTACTACAACTCGACAGGCACCTTTAGTACCACGGGTGCTGCTACAGGCATGGCACGGTTCACTGGAACCAACGGCACTGACACCTACGGCAGGAGCTATACCGCTGCTGCGGCTGGCTTGCTGATTGGTCAGTCTGGTGGCATGTCAGACATTAGGACTGACTTCGTAGTAGGTACATCCTACCGTGACCACGGCATGTTCGGAACCTACACCTCCACGCTTACCCAGCATATCTGGTCTATGGGCGTGGCGTACAGGAGCAGCCCAACTGGTGCGAACTTCGGCAACCTGTACGGGGCAGCTTACAAGCACACGAACAATGCCACTGGCGGTACGATGGCAGGTGGTCACCAGATGGTATGGTGTCAGAACGGTAATGGTACTGCCGCGATTGGCACAAACATCTGGACAAGTGGTAACGTCACAGCCTACTCAGACATTCGAGTTAAGACAAACATCGAAGTAATACCGAATGCCTTGGATAAGATTGACCAGCTTGGCGGTTACACCTTTGACCGTACTGACATAGCGTATGACGAGGACGGTGAGCCTACGGTGCCTATCCGTCAGACTGGGGTGATAGCTCAGGAGGTCTTGAAAGTCTTGCCTGAAGCTGTAGTAGGTGATGAAGACCACTACTCGGTAGCCTACGGAAACATGGTTGGCCTCCTCATAGAAGGGATTAAAGAACTACGCGCAGAGGTTGAAGAGCTGAAGCGCCCTTGGTATAAGAAACTATTAGGAGTTAGATAATGGCATTACAGGCCTCCGGTGTAATCAGCCTGCTCGACATTGCTGGCGAGTTCCCATACCTCAGTACTGCAACACCACACAATATCTCAGAGTTCTATGGTGCCTAAGCTGGTGTACCTGCGTCAGGCACGATTGATATGGCTGACTTCTACGGGGCAGTTGCTGGCCCGCATGTGCCTTGGGATGACGTTACCAACTCACTTACTGGTTGGGAGCCACTATCTGGTAGTCGTGGCTCACTGACGATTGTCAGTGGGACTAACAAGAGAATACAAGTCGTAGGGCAGGAAGACGCCAAGGGCGCA